CCATCGGCATGTCCGGTGATCGTGGCGAAGCGAAACGGGAAGGCGTCCCGTCGGCTGGCCGAAACGAAATGGGGTGCGGGGTGCGTTTCGCTTCGGCGGCCGGGTTCAGCCGCTAACGAGCGCGGCTTTCTTGGCGATCCTGGCAAAGCGAAACGAAATGGCCTGATTTTGCGGCGTCACTGGGAAAGCGTTGCGCTGCGCCCTCCCGTATAGCTTTACAGCCGGGAGGGACCCGTACAACTGTCTGCCAGTGCAGTATCGCTCAAGTAACGAGGGCGGGGATAACTTTCGTGTTTGCCGCTGCTCCTGCCGCCTTCTCCGTGCGTAGCGCTCCGGTCAAACCCGTCTCACTCACCTTCCGCCAGCTTGCCGGAAACATAGCTTTTTCCCGGCCGCCTGTCTCGCCTTCCGATGTCTCATCGAAAAGTGTCTCACGCGCAGAAAAGACTTGACAGGTGGCCCGGCAGCGTCGCGGCCGAGCCCCGCCGCAGAACTACTCCGGCCGCGCACCGTCGATGACGAACTGCATCGAGCGCTTCGTCGGTACGCGCTTCCCATTCAGCCGCCACACGATCACGCTCAGCGCGTACTCCCACCTGCGGTGCGCGGTGGCCCGGCTGATGCCGAACCGCCAGCAGATCGGCTTCCACGTCGTGCGCTCGGCTCGCGCCCACACGATCCGCGCATCGTCCACCTCGAGCCAGCGCAGCCACACCATCGCCTCCTCCGCCTCGGTGATCGCGCGCGGAGACGGTATGGGCCGACGTCCCTCGGGCTGCTGCCCGACCTTGTCCGCGAAGTCGTGGAGGTACGTCGGCCAGGCATTGAACGTCCCGCGCGGCCCCACCGGCGGCTGCGCCCGCATGACCCGCGCGGCGGCCTCGAGCCGCGCCTCCACATCGGCCCTGGTCCATTCAGCCACGGCGCACCTCCTGCGAACGCTTCCCGTAGAGTTTCTCTCCGAGCTGGCGGACGAGCTCCCGCTCGGGCCACGTCAGCCGCTCGTCGTCTGCGGCGACGGCGAGGACGCCCTGCTCGCGCCAGCCCTCCTGCTTGACCTCGTCAGGGCCGCGACGGCGTCCGCCGTACCCGCGCGGCGTGAACCGCATGCCGCTCATGCCACGCCTCCCGCGGTCTCCAGAGCCCAGTGCAGGATCGCGATGGCATCCGCCTCGTTGTCATCGGCAGGGTCGAATCCGCGGGCGCGGGCTGCTGCGATCATCGCATCCTTGCTTGCGTTTCCGTTGCCGGTGGCGTGTCGCTTGATCGTGCCCACGGGGACGCCCTGGTACGGCACGCCCGCGGTCTCGGCCCATGCAGTCAGCGTGGCGAGAAGCCCGCCGAAAACGTGGGCTGCGTCCGTTCCGACATGTCGGCGGACCTCCTCGAAGTGGATGGCGCCGATCGGTCCGGCATCCGCCGCGAGCCGCTCAAGCCAGGCGCGGAAGCGGACGTAGCGCATGCCGCCGCCATCGTACCGGCTCGGCCGGAGGGAAACGGTGCCGCTCGTGATGAGCCCGTCCGCTGTCCGCAGCGCCCAGCCCGTCGTGGTGCCGAGGTCGAGGGCGAGGATCACGTCGGCTTCGCCCGCGGGGGCGAGCGCGGCTGACGTTGTGAGAGGTGCATGGGCCATCGGCGGCTCATCTCCTGTCTGCGTTTCGATGGGGCGGTTGGTGGAGTGCGGAGAGCTCATGGGTCGAGCTCCCGCAGCCAGGCGGGGCGAGGTGAACCTCGGGAACCTGCGGAACGAGGTTCCCCCAGAGGTTCCCCGGCGCAAATCTCTGTTTTCACTCGGCTTTGGGAACCTTGGGAACCTGGGGAACCTCTTCCGGCCTTCTCTTTCGTGTGCGCGTGCGTGCGCGCGCGTGTAAGGGTTGGTAGAGGTTCCCCAGGTTCCCCACGTTCCCTTTCTTCAACAGTTTCAGTGGGTTGGAGCGGGGAACCTCCGTTTCCGAGGTTCCCCGCGACGGCCTGAGGTTCCCCAACTCGCGGTTGAGCGACCGAGACGGCGCTCCTCCTTTCGGCGTTGAGCACCAACTCCCAGCGCGCGGCCTTGTGCTCGATACCCGCCTTTTCGACTCGCACCTCGTGCTCGCCGATCCGGAACACGCGGTCACGCATCCGCTTGATCGCGATACCGAAGGCGGTCTTCTGCGCGCGGTCGTTGTGGCCGCTCATCGGCGGCGCCGGATCGCAGAAGAGCGCAATCTCGAAGAGATCGGCCGTTCCCACCGCGGCCGTACCAAACCTGTCCCACCAGGCGGCGATGAAGGCGCTCCAGCCTGCGCCTTCGCTGTCGGAGGCCTCCATCATCTCGTCGAGGTTGCCGAGGAAGCCGGGAATGGACGCGACCTCGAGTACGCCGCCGAGGACATGGGCCCAGGTCTCGAACGAGCCGATCGTGCGGGTCCCGCGCGGCTTCCCGGCGGCGATCCATGCCTGGCAGAGCGTCAGGCAGGCGGCGACCAGCCGAGCTCGGTTCGCGCGGACCCACGTCATGAGGTCGGGATGGCGAAAGCCCGTGCGCTGCCAGGGCCGCTCCTCGTGGGGGTCCAGGCGGATGCGCACCAGGCGCCGCGCCATCTCGTTCGAGAACTCCGGGTTGTTGCCGGTGGCGATCCAGAGGCAGCGGATCGGCATCCGCGCCATCTCGGACTGCCCGAGGATCCGGTCCTCCCAGAACGGCGCCGTGAGCGCGGCGGCAACGGCCGAGCTGTCGAGCTTGGCGCGAAGGTTGTCGATCAGCACGATGGAGGGGATCTGGCGGAGCTTCGCCGTCACCCGCTTGCGCCATTCCTCGTCGTCACGGCCTTCGGTCATGACGCTCGCGCCGGACCCAGTAAGGATCGTGGCGACGGCATCAACCATCAGCGTGGCGCCGGTGCCCGGCGTCGGCTTCTCGATCAGGTGAAGCGGCGTCGGCCCGTCGATCATGCCGCGCAGGAAGCCGAGGAGCAGGAGCGCCACGGCGTGGGCGCGCTCGGCCTCGCCGGTGAACGGGAAGTCGCCGAGGAGGTCCTCGCAAATCAGCGTCCGTGCGGCGGCGATCTCGGCCGCGGATGGGCGGTAGGGGATGGCCGGCACGGTGAAGCCTGGCGCAGGGGCGTAGAGCAGCCGCGCGTCCGGATGATAGCCGGGCGTCGTGATGAGCGTGCCGCCGCGGCCGAACACCGGCGTGTTCACGATGCCGGTCAGGACGGGCAGCGCGGGATCGGGCGTTGCGAGGACCGACTTCACCACGGCAACGGGCGGCGGCGCGGGAACGAGCTCGCCCTTCGCATTGAGGCGGACCCAGCGTGCCAGCCGGGCGAGCATGTGCCGGAGCCTCTCCTCGTTCAGCGCGGAGGCGACGGGGCGGCCTTCGTCGTCAGGGACCACCCAGGTCGGCTGACCGGCGAAGCGGAAGAGCCATGGCGTCCGGTTCGACGCCATGAGAAGGCTCCAGACCTGCTCGTTGGCGCGGGAGAGATCACCCTCGTCCGCGCGCAGCGTGGGGAGTGTGTCGCCAGCGCCCTGGTAGTTGAGCGGGCGATGCTGCCCGGTCTGCAGCACCGTCTCGGCTTCGACGACGCGCTCGGCCGCGGCGATCACCTCGGCCACAGCGTCGGGGCCCTTCTGCTGCAGAAGGTCGTTGAAGTCCTGGCCCTCCTGGGGCGGGAGGGCGATCGCGACGTCGCGACCCTGCGCACGCAAGCGCCGCGCAGCCGCATCGGCGGCGCGCATGCCGGCGCCGGACGCGTCGTTGTCGGCGAGGATCAGGACGCGCCGAGCGGCCGGCGGCAGGTCGACCTGCTCGAGGCCAGACGTCGAGAGCGTGGCCCACACCGGCAGATCCGGGCAGGCGGTCATGGCGGCGAGGCCGGTCTCGATGCCCTCCGACAGCGCCAGCCGGTCACCGTCACCGAGCGGCGCGAGCCGCACGGCCCCGCCGGCGACACGGCCGAGCATCTTCTTCGCCTTGTCGACCGTGGCCTTGCGCGTGCCACCATCGGGCGCCGTGTCGAGCCAGGTGCGGTGCAGGCCGATGACGTTCCCGTCGCGGTCTCGCACCTGCCCAAGGAGCGCAGGATAGCCGGTCTTCGTCTCCCAGTGCGTCAGATCCGGATGGAACAGGAGGTCGGCATCCGCCGGAACGGTGAGACTGCGGCCAGCGAGATAGTTCGCGGCTGGTGTGCCTCCGAGAGGCGTTGCGGACGCGAGAATGTGCGCGATCTCGAGGGCGGGGTCGCGCCGCTGCGTGCGCTTCGGCGGCGCCTCGCGTTTCGGAGAACCGGGAAGCACCCCCACCATCCCGGCGGCTTCCAGAATCAGAGCCTGCCCGGACAGCCCGGTGATCCACTCGAGCGTCGACAGCGGTCCGCCGCCGTCGTTGCCGTCGAAGTCGATCCAGTCACCGGCGTGCGGCCCTCGCAGCGCTATGACGCATGAACCGGTGTTCCGGGGGGCGTCGCCGCGGATGTTGGCAAGCCGCCACTCGTCGCCCGATCGGCGCCCCCGCGGGAAGAGCCGAGGGACCCAATGTTCGGCGGTCTCGCGGAGCCGCTGCACGATCAGATCGAGATCGTAGCGATCCGCTTGCGGTCGCCACGGCAGGACGTCGTTGAGATCGATGACAGTGGCGCTCACTGGAACGCCTCCGGCGAGACTACGCCAGCGAACCAGCTTCGATCGCTGCGAATCGCAATGAAGCCGAATCCGGGACCCTTGTGCTTTCGGTCCGGCACGATCCAGAGGTCTTCGCCCTCGTCGTAGAACGCGCCGTGATCTGGTCCGTAGAGCTCCTCTAGCCAGTACTCGATCGGCACCTCACGCATCGCGTCCTCGAGCGCCTGGATCTCCTCCAAGCTCCTGCCGGATGCTTCGGCGAATCTCCTTTGCTCCGCGTCCTTCTCCTCCGCCGAACGCGGATCGCGGGATCGGTTCTGCATGGGATGGTCCTTTTTCGGCGATGGCCTCATGACAGGATCACGAGCCCCCATTCCGCGCGGGTGATCGCGGTGTAGAGCCAGCGGTTGCGGTCGGCGGCCGTCCGGCCGAAGCCGTCGTCGACCACGACGACCGTGGGGAACTGGCTCCCCTGCGCCTTGTGGCAGGTGATCGCGTAGCCCCAGCTCGTCTCGATCAGCCCGCGGCGGGCCTGCCACTCCCGCCGCTCGCGCTCGGGGTCGAAGGCGACATGGTCGGCGTACTCGCCGCGCCAGAAGCTCTGCCGGCCGGCGATGAGGTCGCCATCCTCGGTCTCGACCATGGCGCTGAACGCGAACGCGTCGTCCGGCTCCTGCCGCACGTCGGTGAGCGTCAGGAACATGCCGTTGACGAGCCCGAGGTCGTGGCGGTTCTTCAGGCAGATGATCTTCTCGCCGCATCCCGTCGGATAGTCGGCCTCGAAGCCGGCCGCGCGCTTCATCGCGGTGTTGAGCCAGCGCCGCATCGCGTTGGTGCCGCAGATCACCTGGCCGCCCTGCAGCATCTGCGACGGGCCGACGTCGTGGCGCGACATCTTCCAGACATGATCGTCATGGGCGCCGAACGGGATCGGCTGCCCCTCGCGGGCCATCGTAGCGAGCCGCAGGATCGCGCTGTCCCTGGTCTGCCGGTGCACCTCCGTCAGCATCACGTCCGGCACCGCTTCGGTGAAGAAGCCAGCGCCCTTCACAGGTGGTAGCTGGCCCGGATCGCCCAGCACGAGGATCGGCTTTCCGAAGGCCAGGAGGTCGCGCCCGAGGTCCTCGCCCACCATCGACACCTCGTCGAGGACGAGGAGGTCCACGTCGCGCAGGAGCGACTGCTCGTTGATCACGAACTTCGGCTGGTGGATGTCCTCGAGGCGAAGCTCGAGCTGGGCGATCCGCGTCAGCGCAAAGTTCCGCTCGGCCGGCCCCATCCGCGGCAAGTCGCGGCGGAGCGCGGCAAGATCTTCGGTTACCCGCTCGATCTCCTCCGGCGTCGCCTCGGAGACGCGATAGATCAGGCTGTGGATCGTCTGCGCAGGCGTGCCCTTCCGCGTCATCACCAGCGCGGCCTTACCGGTGAAGGCGGCAAAGAGCACGCCGCCAATGCCGCCCGGGATCATCGGGTCGAGCCCGAGCTCCTCCATCGCGATCGCGGTGATGGTGGTCTTTCCGGCGCCGGCGTAGCCGAACACCCGCGCCACCTGTTGCACGTGCCGCCGGTTCTCATACCAGTCGCGGATCTCTGCGATGGCGCGGCCCTGCGCCTCCGACACCGTGATCGTCATGGCCGGTCCTCCCAGCAGCGCGCGGCGTAGGGGCAGAGACGGCAGAGGTAGAAGTCGGAGCTGGCCGCGATCCGCGGCAGGAGCTCGCCGGCATCCGCCGCGCGGAGGACGCCGACCGCCTTATCCGACAGCGCCTGCGCCGCGGCCGGGTCGAACCGAACATGCTCGTGATGGAGTTCGCAGGTGTCCTTGTTCAGCGCGGTGAACAGCGCCGCGCCGAGGCCCATATAGGCCATGTAGATCTGCATCTGGCCGTAGTAGATGGGCTTCGAGAGTTGCACGCCCTTCTTCGCCGTGTCCGACCAGCTGGCAGATTTCAGCGCCTTGTGCTCCCAGAGCACGGGCCAGGCGAGCCCGCACGCTGGACCGTCGACGATCACACCGTCAACGTGACCTCGGATGCGCCCGCCCGCAGCCTCGAAGCCGAACTGGCCGCCGTCGCGCGCCTCCGTCCGCAGGTCGTACCCCGCCTTGCGGAGCCAGCGGATCGCAAGGTCCTCGAAGACGTGCCCGGCGGCGAAGATGCGCAGAATGCGGCCCTCGATCGCCTTGCCGGGATCGGATGGGGTGCGGGTGAACTCGTAAACGAGGCGGCGCGCGCAGGGTTCACCGATGCGGCTGGCGCCGAGGTAATCGCGGGGCAGCTGACCCTCACGCTCGGCAACGAGGGCGGCGTCGATCGCCGCGTTGATGCAGGCGCCGAGCGGAGCCGGCGTGTCGGCGGGACGGCCGTAGGCGAAGCCGGAGCCCTGGTTGAGATCGACCAGCATCAACATTGCCTCAAAAAGGGATTCCGCCGGCGTCGGACTGCCGCTGCATCGACGCCTGGAAGCCGTCGATACAGGCTTCGATCAGGCGGTCGATGTCCTCGGCCGGCCGGTCGAAGAAGGGCTGCATCAGCCCCATCTCGGTCAGCGCCTCCGCGAACTCGCGGCGCGCCTCCTGAATGGCGCGCACTTCCATGTCGGTCTTGTCGATCACGCCGTTGTTCCTCCGGGCGTTGGCTGAGCCCGCCGTCAGGCAGGCCATGGAGCAGAAGCGGTGATGGGGGTGCCGGTCCCAGCGCAGGCCGTGGCAGAAGCCGAAGCCCCGGGCCTCCCGGCCGCAGAGCGCGCAGGGCACTCGCCGGCCGAGCTCGGCCCGGATCAGCCGCGGGACGTCTGATCGATCGGCGCGAGGCGCCGGGACACGGACCATCCCTCCGCCATCACGGGTTCAACCAGGCGGGCCCGCGCGCGGCCTTCCCATCGGACAGCGCCGGGGATGCCGGCTGCGCGCCGTTCGCCTTCCCGCCCCAGGCAGGGGCCGCCGGCGTGGACGGTGCTGCCGTTTGGCCCCACGTCGGCGTCGTGGACGGCGCCGGCGCTGCCGCTCGCGGCCTGTTCGACGGCTGTGCGGGCACCGTCTCGCCCGCCATCACCTTCTGCCACTCGGGCGCCGTCGGCAGCACGACATGGTCGAGCTTGTTGGCGTCCTTGTAGGCCGGGTTCCGATTCGGCTCGATCTGGATTTTCGCGACGAAGGTGATCCCATCGAGATCGGAGAGCCCGCGCAGCATGCGCTTCGCCTTCGCAGCCTCGCTCATGTCCTCGGGGTTCAGGCCGAGCGCGCTGTCGATCATCGCCCGGAAGGTCGACTTCGAGATCTTCCAGCCGATCGACTGGCCCTGCTCGTCGACCTTGCCGCCCTGAACGCAGAAGTTCTGCCAGAACTTGCGCCGGGCGTGCGGCCCCTCGGCGACGGTAAACTCGGCATCGAGCATCAACACGTCGCTGCCCGGCTGGCTCGACGCCTTCAGGAGCCCGCGGTCCATCTCGCTCATCCCGTCGGTGCCGCCCTTGCGGATCGACATCGTCACCTTCGCGAAGGTGCCATCGGGGATGAGGTCGCCGGACTGTTGCGGCTCAGCATCGTTCATGTCGAAGGTCATGGCGTCATCCTTTCCGGGGCTGATTGATCTTGGTGAGGAGCGCGCCGAGGTCGGGCGCCTCGGTCACGTCGAGCCTGCCGCTGCGATCCTTCGCCGGCAGGCCGAACGGGTTGCCGGACTGGCAGACGAGACGCCGGGCGTTCCCCTTGTCGGGGTCGTGCCGCCAGGTCGGCGCCGCATCGGGACTGACGCCCGGCTCGGGGCTGAACAGGCTCAGCGTCAGGACCTGGTCGACAATGCCGGGCAATTCGCGGGCGACCTTCCCGCCGTCCATCTGCGGCTGCCAGGTCACCCGGTTCATGTCGTCGACGATCTTCTCGAGGATGCCGACAAAGATGACGGTGCGTCCGGGCGCATGCTGAAGATGTTTCAGGAGCCCGATGACCTCGCGTGCGAGCAGCCCGTATGCGCCGCGGACATCAGGTTTGCCGGTCCGCTCGGAGAGCGCCTCGGGACGCGTCTTCGCCCAGGCCATCGCCTGCCGCGTGAGGTCGGTGATGCTGTCGACGAAGATGATGCGCTTGGCGGCGAGCGACGTGGCAAGCTCCGGGTGTTGCGTCTGCAGGTGCGCATGATGCGCGTCCGAGTAGTGGTCGTCGGGCTGGGCCGCCGGGTTGGCGCCGCCGATCAGGCAGGCGATGTCGACCGCATCGGCGAACCGTCGGATCGGGATGCTGTCGCCTCGCCAGTCCTGGACGGACTTCATGCCGGCTTCGAGATCGAGGCAGAGCGTCTCTTCCGCCGGCAGCGTTTTCAGCAGCGTGGTCTTGCCCGAGCCGCTCGGACCGAACAGCGCCATCGTGGTTTTGCCTTGCGCCTCGCGGAGCCGGTCGTCTGCCGAGATGATTCGGAGAGCCACGGTCACGACCTCCTCGCGATGACGTCGACGGGCCGGTCGGTGCCGATGGCCCCAGCCTCGCGGGCGAGCCGGAGCAGCTTCTTGAGCGCGTACATGCGCTCGGCCGCCGCGTGGAACGCCTCCTCCGCCGGGGCGATCGCGAACGTGAGCTCGTCGACGGTCGCCTCGACGAGCGGCTTCTCGATCGGCTCGGAGCGCGCGGGCGGCTGCACGGGCACGGGGATGGTCTCGGGGAGCGCCGCGAGCGCGTAGTTCGAGGCGCGCAGCTTCGCGATGTCGGTCATCGGGTCACCTCGTTGTTCAGGGTCAAGCGGAAGGTCTCGCGGCCCGGGCGCACGGTGCGGGCGGGCGCGAACGTCTCGCGGAGCGCGGGCGGCCAGGCGCCGTAGCGGCGCTCGGGGACCTTGAAGCTCGTCTCGACGTAGTCGACGGGGTCGTCGCCGGCGGCGCGGATGCGCTCGACGATCCCGGCGAGCGCGTCCTGGTCCCATTCGACCCGCTTCGGGAGGTCGGCGACGATGGTCACGGCGCCGTCCTCAAACCGGACCGTGCCGGTATCCCTGGCCTCGGCACGCCGGGCGGCGGTGGCCTGCTCAGCGAAGCGCAGCGCGATGGCGCCGTCGAGCCACTCCTTGAGGCGCTTAGCGGCGTCGAAGACGGTCGCCGCCTCGTCCTGGAGGAGAGCGAGGTCCTCGGCCGGGAGCGCGGCGATCTCGCCGATCTCCATGCGGTCGAGATCCTCGAGCCGGACGTGGTTGGCGCGCGCGTCATCGCGCACGGTCGCAACGGATGCGATCATCAGGCAGCCTCTTGGGTCAGGAGTTGGGAGAGCGACACGCGCTCCTGGCGGAGCTTCGGGCGCGCGATCGCGAGGTAGGAGAAGCAGTCCGGCCCGAGCCGGCGCTGCACGAGGTGGACGAGCTCCTGCTCGGACGCGCGGAAGGCGCCGTCGGCGAGCTGGCCGATGCGCTCGCACTCGGCTTCGTCGAGCTTCGAGATCACCTTGTCGCGGTCGATGGCGAGCGCGCCGCGGTGATATTCGAGAACGTCACCGTCGTCGGCCTGCGCAATCCAGGCGTACAGCTCGATCTCGTTGATCGGTGCCACCGGCCGGGTGAAGTGAAGGATGTTCGTTGGCATGACGAGCCTCTACTCACCCGGCTCGCGAAACGTCCCAGCGGGACGGCCGCGAACCTCTGTGGAGGGCTCGCCATCGACGTAGATCGCGAGGAGCGGTGTTCCGTCCTCGTGGACGCCGGCGTCCTCGATGCGGAAGGCGTGGTGGTTCTTGACCACCTCGGGGAGTTCCCAGCGCCGGAAAAGGCCGGGGAGCCGGACCAACTCGGCCCCAGGCGATGGATGGTGTTCCTGCATGTCCGTCCTTGCTCGGGCTGTCCGGCCTGAAGCCGGTCATCGAGGGAAAGCCACCTCGGCGTGCGGATCGGGACACGCCGTCATGCGAATTCGTGGAGGACATCGCGGAGCTTCCGCGTGGCCCGCTGGTAGCGCTTGCGTGCCGCTGCCTCGGAGAGCCCGAGCTCGATCGCGACCTCAGCCTGCGAGAAGCCGTCGATCGCGACGCGGATGACGAGGGGTGCATCGGAGCCGATCAGCCGCCGGACTTCACCGTGCAGCCGCACACGCGCGAGCACCGGATCCAGAATCTCGTGCTCGTCGGCGACGTCGTCGGGATCGACGTCACTCGCGACGCTCTGTCGGGCCGCCTCGCGCTGCCGTTCCCGGATCATGTCGCGCTCGACATTGCGGAGGACGGTCGCCGCGATCCGGTTCACGCGACTGAGATCGAGGCTGCGGATGGCCTCCGTGGTCCGGGCAAGAAGGTCCGAGGCGATCTCGTCGACGGTGCCGAGCCGGCGCGAGAGAGAACGGCGGCGGATTGCGTCGAGGCCGGGCCAGAGCGCCAGCAGCATAAGCGTCAGGGCGCAATCGGCGCTGCCGTGGCCGGACTGCGAGATGCGGACCACCTCCGCGAGGATTTCGTTCTTCTGATTCGCCTCGCCGCCATTCCGGTGCAGCGCATCCAGCAGCGCAGCCGGATCCCGAAATGGCGAGAGAGGCGCAGCCGCGCGACGCAGGTCGTCGAAGCGTCGCTGGAAGCTGAGGGTCGAGGAGGAACGCATGAGCTGGTCACGGATCTCGTGCCACGCGAAGGACATGGGACGCCTGCCTTGCGGCCAGGCGTCCGGCGCCTTCTTGCGGCCAGGTCAGGACGTCACGCGTCTCAGTATGTTTTGAGGAGTGGGTGGAGGCGCGGGTCAGCGCGCGGGGGCGGTCGCGTGGTTCAGCGAACCGCAGCCGCGGCAAGTGGCCTGGACCGGGAAGCCCACGAGGTACTCGTGCCCCCGCGCGAAGCGCAGGTGCATCCGGCCCTCTCGGCAGACGCCGAGCAGCTTGTCACAGCGCGTGCAGCGCCATTCCTCGTGCGATGTCGTCGTGAGGGTCGAGGCGACGCCGGTTCGGTTCGAGACCGCCCGGTGCGCGGGAAAGGGAGTCGGCATGGAAGGGCTCCTCTGGTGAAGAGCCCTTCCAGTAGTCAGCGGCTTGTTAGACCGTCTCGCATCGGATGTTAGACGGACGTTAGACGGGCTCCAGGACACGAGCCGCGGTGGCGGCCTCCGCGGGCTGACCGGGAACGATCAGCCGCCAGAATCCCCTCTTCGCACCCGTTTCGATATAGACGTCGCGGATGCTCTTCCATCCTGCAGCTCGGAATGCCTGCTGCGGACTCCTGGCGCTGAAGTCCTTCATCAGGTCACCGACATAGACGTCGGGACTGCCTCTGACGAAAGCGGTCACGAGACGCTCGAAGATCGTCAGTTGATCGTTCGCTGCGAGATGCAGAGGAGCAAGTCCCGGCACGTAGAGCGTGCCGGCTTGGGTGCCCGACCTAACGACACGCGGTTGCACACCTCCCCTCGCGAGTGATAGATCGTTCCGATACGCGAACTCCAGGCTGTCCCGATCGAACAGAAGCTCCTCCGACGCGGGAGCGAGATGGGCCAGAAGGGGCACCACGACGTTCGCGCCGAGGTGGTTCGGGTTGTCGTCGCCAGCGGCGAGGACGATGCCCACTCCCACGGAGTTCCGCGTGCGTAGGTGCTGGTCGAGCCGCTGCGCCGTTTCCGTGTCATGGAGGCGGCGGGCGACGTATACGGGCACCTCGGCGCCGCCGATCTGCATCGCGCCGAGAACGGTCAGATCGGAGTCGATGATCTGCGCAGACCGCTTGCTCAGAATGGGTCTGATCAGGCGCAGCAACGTCTCGTGAAGCCACTGCTCGTTGATCGCGAACCTGTCGACATCGGCGGCCGGGCGCGTCCCCGCGTCCTGTCCGTACGCATCGATCGTGGCGATCATCCCCTTCTGCGTTGACGGCTTGATGGTGCCTTCGACAACGACGTCCTCATCGTCGTCCTCGGGCAAGACGACATCCTGCCGATCTCTGCGTTCCAGCAGCCCACCTTCGATCATTCGCAGCGGGTCGAGCCCCAGTTCCAGAAGGTGGGTCCCGCTGACTTCGTTCTCGATGCGGTCGTAGAGCCGCACGAGCTGCGGGAACATCGCTCGCAGATCGTCATGCGGGATCTGCCGGAATGCGCTCAGAATGCCCCAAGCCCGCAGCAGGGCGAACCCAAGGGCGCGCTCGTCGGGATCCTTGTTGCTCTGGAGATTGCAGCTCTTCGTCCCCGCGACCGTGATGTTCAGCGACCGCTCCGTGGCGTCGCCGACTCGGTTGTACCCGACCGCAATCCCGATCCTGCTGAACGCCTCCGCTCGCCGGAAAACGTTGTTCACGCCGAGATAGCGACGCGCGATCTCCTGAATGTCGTCGTCGACCGTGACCTTTAGCTGCAGCTTGCGGCTCCAGGTACCGAGCCTCACCTGCGCCTCGAGCACCTTCGCGAACTTGAACTCGTAGCCCTCGATCTCGGGAAGCTTGAGTTCGAACGAGTTGCGGAAGCGCGTGAGGTTGTAGCGTTTCCACGTCAGCGGCTTCTCCGACACGTTCTGCTCGAGCGCGACCTCCGCGAACGCGTCGGTGACCTTCTGTCGGAAGACTGGACTGTCGCCGCAGACCTCGATCTGTCGCTGCTGCGGCGTGTAGATCAGGGTCGCCTCGTTTGGTGGACGATAGTAGATCGTGCCGCGCCGCCCGTCGTTCCGGTGATCGTAGACACTGGACAGAGGTCCCCCGTGCCGGACGATCACCATGATCGATGCCGGGTGCGCCTCGGTCACGTGGAGGTCGATCGCTCTCACGGTGCAGGAGATGTCGGGCTTCAGTCCGAGCACCTGCCTCACGCGCGCAGCCAGCGCCGCCTCGTCGATCGATCCGGCATCGACGGCGACTGCGTTGTCGAGTTCCACCTCGAAGGCGTCGTACAGCTTCCCGTGATCGCGAAACTGCCGCGCAAACTGGAAGCTCTCGGCATCCTCGAACGTGGCGCGCTCATGGACGAAGGCCCAGATGCTCCTGCAGAGCGCATCGGGCTGCTGCTCGAAGGCTTGGGCCCGCTCTTCATCGAGGTTCTGGGCAACGATCATCGTGAGCGAGGTGATACCTTTGCCGGTCGCCAGGGATCGGATGCGGCCGCACCGCCGTTCCGCCGGTCCCAGTTCATCGCTGTCGTAAGCCGAGAGCGCTTCGGTAATCTGATGTCGGAAAGCGTGAAGCGCTTCCTCGTCGCCGAGATCGGGCACGTCGACCGGGAGCTCGAAGGTTGGCTCGTGCTCGTCCTCGCGAACCTGGAGTACGGCAAGGAGCATCTCGGCGCGGGCGTCTTCGACAACGCCCAGGAGATGAGGGCCGAGAGGGGAGGATCTGCGCGGCATTTGTGCTCGGCTCGCAATGGCTTGGTTGACACTCAACCTCCGATAATCGGAGCATTGCCCACATGCTGCAAGGGCTAGGATGCGGTTCAGCCACATTTTCCCAATCATGCTGACGCTGACGTGTCCCGGCGCCGGCTCTCGGATGGCTTTCCTTCGGAGAAGAAGCGCTCCCGAGGTCCCTCGCCGTGCGAATGCCCAACCCCCTCCATCCCGACCGCATGCCCGCCGCCGAGCGGCGCGCGGAGCTCTGCGCCATCCTCGCCCGCGGCATCGTCCGCCTGCGGCTCCGGGATGCGACGCACGTGACCGGAGATAGAGAGAAATTCGGACTACACTTCCGGCCCGACCGGAGCGGTCATGCGAACCCGCCGAACCGGAGAACCGCATGACCGACCCGATCCCCGCCCGCCTCGCGGCGCTGAAGACCACCCCAACGCCGGAGCTGAAGCGCCAGTGGCGCGAGCTGTTCGACAGCGAGCCGCCGCCCTTCAACCGGCGCTATCTGGAGAGTCGGCTCGCCTACCGCATCCAGGAATTGGCCTATGGCGGGCTGAAGCCCGAAACCATCCGCCGGCTGGAGCGGCTCGGCGAGGAACTCGACGGCGGCGACCGGAAGAAGAGCCGGATCCGGGCCGACCAGCGGCCTGTCACGGGCACGCGGCTCATCCGGGAGTGGCAGGGCGTGGAGCACGTTGTGACCGTGACCGTCGACGGCTACGAATGGCAAGGGCGACCGTACAAATCACTGTCCGCCGTCGCCCGGAAGATCACGGGCACCCGCTGGAACGGCTGGGTCTTCTTCGGCATCAAGAGTCACCGGAGGGTAGCGTGACGAAGTCTATCGTACACAAGCTTCGTTGCGCCGTCTACACCCGGAAATCTTCCGAGGAGGGGCTCGAGCAGGAGTTCAACTCCCTCCACGCGCAGCGCGAGGCGTGCGAGGCCTACATCGCCAGCCAGCGCTCGGAGGGGTGGGTGCTCGTATGCGATCGGTACGATGACGGCGGCATCTCCGGCGGCACGCTGGAGCGGCCCGGCCTGCAGCGGCTCCTCTCCGACATCGAGGAGGGGCTCGTCGACGTGGTGGTCGTCTACAAAATCGACCGCCTCTCGCGCTCGCTCGCCGACTTCGCCAAGCTGGTGGAGGCGTTTGAGCGGAACGGCGTGACGTTCGTCTCGGTCACGCAGTCGTTCAACACCACCACGTCGATGGGGCGGCTCACCCTGAACATCCTCCTCTCCTTCGCGCAGTTCGAGCGGGAGGTCACGGCCGAGCGCATTCGCGACAAGTTCGCGGCGAGCCGGAAGAAGGGGATGTGGATGGGCGGCGTGCCGCCGTACGGATATCGTGTCGAGAACCGCAGGCTCGTGGTCGACGAGAATCGCGCCGAGCACGTCCGCTGGATCTTTGCGCGTTTCCTCGAGATCGGTTCGGGCACCGTGCTGGCGCGGGAGGTCGGGGAGCGCAGCATCCGGACCCCGGCCGGCAACCGCATGGACAAGAAGTACCTCTACCGGATGCTCAACAACCGCGCCTACCTGGGCGAGGCTGTCCACAAGGGCGAGAGCTACCGCGGCGAGCACGAGGCCATCATCGACCGCGAGACGTGGGACCGCGTCCACGCCATCATGCAGGAGAGCCCTCGCAAGCGCGCCGCCCGCACCCGCGCGGAGACGCCGGCGCTGCTGAAGGGGCTGCTCTTCGGCCCCGACGGTGCCGCGTTCTCGCCCACCCACACGCGGAAGGGCGGGCGGCTCTATCGCTACTACGTCAGCCAAACGGTGCTGAAGCATGGGGCCGGATCCTGCCCGGTGGGCCGGGTCCCTGCCAGCGAGATCGAGGCCGCGGTCATCGACCAGCTCCGCGCCGTTTTCCGCCAGCCGGAGATCGTCGCGGGAACGTGGAGGGCGGCGCGTGCGCAAGATGGCGAGATCACCGAGGCCGATGTCCGCACCGCGCTCCAGCAGCTCGATCTGCTGTGGGACGAGCTCTTCCCCGCCGAGCAGGCGCGCATCGTGGCGCTGCTGGTCGAGC